CAGATGGCAATCAACGGCAAGCTGGCGGTGGGTGCGCTGGTAACGACCGCCGCGCTGGAAAGCTACCTTGGCAGCGAGTACGGCATCAACCGCGTGATTACCAACGATCTGCACTACGGCGCGGACTATACCATCGGCACGGACGGCAGACCCGCCGTGACCCAGAAGCGGTATTTCCCGGAGAACAAGGTGGCCTTCTTCGGCCTGTCCGGCGGTCTTGGCCGCATGGGCGCTGGCCTGTGGGGCGATCCGCCTGAGATCGACGCGGGCGCGTACATGAGCGTGGGGCAGGCGGCGGATACGCGCTTTGTGTATGTCTCGCAGTGGATGGAGAAAGATCCTGCGGTGCTGTGGACAAAGGCCTCCGGCCTGTTTATCCCGGTGCTGTTCAACCCCGCGTCCCTGTGGATTGCGACGGTGGTTGATCCCGGCGCGGGTGAGCTGACCGTGCAGAGCGTGGCTGGCGGCACCAGCGGCGCGACCAAGCTGACCGTGACCCCGGCCAAGGAATCCGCCACCAATTTGTACAAGGTCAAGGCGGCGGCGAATGCGGCTCCGGCGGTAAGCAACGGTCAGAGCGTGCGCAGCTGGACGAGCTGGGACGGCACCAGCGATCTGACGCTGACGAACGGCCACAAGGTGACGGTGTGCGAATGCACGGATGATTACCGCGTCATCAAGTCCGGCACGGCGACGGTAACGGCGAAGGAGTAAGGAGGTCGCGGACATGGCGGTGAACATGGCGGCGGCGATGCAGGCCTGTCGGAACTACTTCGAGCGCGGATACCGAGACGGGGAGTTCTCCCTTGTGGGGGGTATCCTCGATCCGGAGATTGATGCGCCGTATGTATACATCAGCGGCAGCGCGTACCACGACGGCGTTCACCGTCAGGAGCGCGGCAGACTGACGGACGGCGAGGACACGCCGAGCGAGGTCTTCACGGGGCGGGTGTGGGCGTTATGCCC